TCTTTGGTTAGCGACTTCGTAGTCTGACTCAATTGTCACACCTCTAAGTCTTGGCATTACGTAGTTTCTTGCGTATACTGCAATCGCTCCGTACCCATTAGCTGCTTGAGCAGGGAATTCGTCACACATTAAAACACGTGATCCAAATACCTGACCAATCTCACCAGTGAGTTTTGTAGCCATGTCACCAACTAGATTAGCATCTTGGAATTCTGCGTCTTCTAGTAACTGGAAGTATGCACTCTGAGAAACAATGTACACTACGTCGTTAGGATTAACACCGTATTTGCCCATGTTCTTTCTTAGAGCTAATAGCTCTGCAGCAGTAATAGTATCTGAAGCTACAGCTGTTGAGGACTGTGTTTCATCACTATCTGCTGATGCCATCTTGATAAGACCATCAAAAGTACCTGATGTGTAGACACCAGTAGAGTGGTTACCTAAGAGTAACGCATTCTCAATACCTTTAGCGTGTGATCTTACGATTGACTCTCTGATGAGAGGTAAGATTGGCATGATTGCATCTTCTTCAGTCTCGTTACCTAAGTAAGATTGTGAAATAAGTTTGTGAGTTGATAGAGTTTTCTCTGTCAAGTCAATACCTCCGAAAGGTGCACCATAGGTGTCGCCTGTCTGAGCCAAGTTACCATGTGGTGAAGAACCACTAGCAGTTTGGTTTGAGGTGAATTCAGCGTATCCGCTGTCTGGAAGGATAGGGATAATCATGTTAGCAGAATTCATTTGAATTTCTCTAAACAACGGTGCTAATACTAGCTCGTTTTGAATATCTCTTTCAACGTTTGTAGAAACAACTTGCTCAAAGTCTGCACTTGAAACGCCAACACCTGAGTGTGCGTTTACTTTTTCCATTACGCTTTTAGCATAAGGAGTGTCATAACCTTTACCAGTTGCAAGACCTAAAATCTTAGCATCTACTATATCGCCTTCAAAAGCTTCTTTCCAGTTTTTGTTGCCTCTATCTTGGAAAATCCTTTTTGACTCACGCATAGCTTGAATCTCTTCAGATTTTGAAGTTAGTTCGGATTGAAGTTCTTTAACAACAGACTCTAAGTCTCCTTGTCTTTCTTCAACTTTCTTGGCAACGTCTTCGATTAGCTTTTCAGCTCCAGAAATACTTGACTTAACAACTACTTTCTGTTCTTCCTGTTTAGCTTCCAATTCAGCTTTTTCAGATGCTTCTACTTCAGCTTGCTTTTCAGCAACTTCTTTAGCTTCAGCTTCTTCAGCGGCTTTTTGCTCGGCCTGCTTCATTGCAATTTTAGCAGCAGTATCTTCTGCTACTTGCTTTGCAAATGCTTCAAGGTCGAACTCAGGGCTTACTTCAGGAGTTTTATTTTCTTCTGACATTTTCGTCTCCGTTTTGTCGGCTTTTGCCTCGCTTGACTGCTCAATCTTTGCGTTAGCGTCGATTGAGGAAGTCTCTTGAATAAAGTTTTTCTTGAACTGATTGTACTCTTCCATGTTATCAAATGACTTTGCTACAGAGAAGACTGCTGTTTGGTTACAAGGAACGGAAACAACAGACACTTCGAATAGTTCAGCGTCCTTTATCTTATATCCATCGGTTTCTGATATATAATCAGCGTCCTTGACTTTGAAACCGACAGAAAAAGCTCCAAGAACGCCATCTTTAATAAGATCTTTAATTTCGCCAGCAGATTTTGAGATACGAGCAGTAAGCTCTAACCCATTGTCTGTGACCCCTATTTCTTTGGCACGACCAATTGGTCTGTCATAGTTGTGATTAAACAATATGACTGGATTATTTTTAAAGTTTTCTAATCCACCTTTTGTCCATGCGCCTCTTTCAATAATATCACCAGCTCGGTCTAATGCGTCCGTACTAGCACTTCCTTTGATGTCTAATCCGCCATCATCATCTTCGCCTAGTGTTTTGAAAGTGTTTGTCCAATGAAATATTTTTTGTGACATATTAGTCCTCCTTCTCAACTACCTTTGCCTCTTTCTTTTTAGGGGCTGGAGCAGGAGCTGGAGTTACTTCAACTGGAAATCTATGTTTAGCAGCAGATAATACTCTGTTCCAAGAACCATACTTCCTTCTTAAAAGGTAATCCCTTACAGGAGCATTTTCGTCCGCTTTATAATCTGATAGGCTTATAGTATCTACATTTTTGGCCTGCATATACTCGCTTAAAGCCTTTAGCATCATATTTTTTGTCATAATTATTCTTCCTCTGCGGGTGGGGTTTCTTCTGGCCTGCCACCTTGCTCTGGATTCGCGGCACTTCCTGCAATATTTGCAGGAACTCGCGGTTGATCGAATCCGTCAATCGTCTCAAGTCTCAACGCCTCCCTTGCTTCGTTCGGTGTTAATATTCCCGTGTTTACAAGTGTTGCGTAATAATTGGCCTGGTCTCGTAGTTCAGGCTGAAGTGCGGGCACGTCGCTCACATCTTCATTTAGTTTAAAACCGAAGAACCTCTCGAAAGCATACCCCATCTTTCTAATGATAGGTAGTATGGTTTCTAAATAGTAAAGACGGTGGTTAGGCCTAATATTAGCATTATTACCTCCGTCCAATAAAACAGGTGGTATTCCCATAGCTTCTAAAATTATCTTTTCGTTGGTTTTTATACCTTCTTGAAAATCTAAGTTTTGAAAGTTGACTTCCGTCAGGTTTTCCACCTCTAATCCACCATCTAGGAATAACGGTCTACGACCTCCTGATTGCGGATTATACCTAGCAACCCAAGCCTGTAACATTCTTTCTTTGATTTTCTCGGAAAGAGTGTTTGGTGACTTAAGTACTAAACCTGGTACTGCTCCATTTTTGAAGAAGTTATCTTGGAATCTTCTCATACTGCCAAGTAACTGCATGGTTCTCCATGCTGGCTTCAATCTTGGAACTCCTCTATAAATAGAGTTAAAACTGTTTTCTTTGATATGGATTATCTCTTTAGGTGAATAATCGATACTGTGGTCATAAGTATATTTGCTAACATAATTTACCTCGTCAGTTTCGATTGTGACATGCTCTGCCGG